ACCCATAAGTATGATTGAAAAAGGACGCTTGATTGCGTCCTTTTTTCGTGGAGAAAACTATGAAAGAGTATGAAGAAAAGAAGATATACTGTCCAAAGTGCGGACGGAAAGTCGGAACGCATGATGGGCGGTCAACAATAAATAAAATTTGTAGATGCAAAAAATGCAATAAAAGAATTGTGTATCACGTTGATACAGGAGAAACAGAAATTAAAAATATTCCAAAAAGAAATTGTTCTTCAGGAATGACATTTGTTTAAGGTGGTGCTTTATGTATAACTATCCACATAAAAATTACAGACCGTTTTCTGCTATTTGCGATTGTGGATTTGGTAGGAAAATCATTTACACAAGGCAACGACAGATCACATGGAGAAATATCGTAGATGAATTGAACAAAGCACTTGCAATTCACAGACAGAATGCAGCGGAAATCGAGTATCTTGACCGTTACTATCGTGGAGATCAGCCGATTTTATATCGAAAAAAAGTTAATAGACCAGAAGTGAACAATAAAATTGTTGTCAATCTTGCATATGAGTTGGTAGAGCGAAAAACTGCTGATATTTGTGCAGAGCCGATACAATACGTCCTTCGTGGTACGGACGATAAGAAGTCAGATGAAATCTCATGGCTCAACGCAATTATGGATTCCGAGAATAAACAGGAATGCGATATTGATATTTGCAGATGGCGATCCATCTGCGGTACTGCATATCGGTTTATCGGAAATGATGAGGGAAATGGTTCGGTTTTGGACGAAAGCGACTTTGAGTTGTCTTCTGAAAACCCGATTTATACATTCGTGGTGTACTTTCCGAATAATAAACCGGCTTTTTCATGCCAGATTCGAGAAGATGAAAATGGTCAGGAGTTTTATTTTTGCTATACGAACGGTCAGTGGTTTGAAATTTCAGAAGGGAAATTGAGAAGATTCGGGGTAAATGGAAATGGAGCAATTCCGGTTATTGAATATCCGAATAATTCCCGTAGGCTTTCTGATATTGAAATGACTATTGCCATTACAGACGCAATCAACACACTTTCTTCTGACAGAATCAATGGAATTGAGCAATTTGTCTCTTCGTGGGTGAAATTCGTAAACTGCGAAGTAGATAGAGATAGCTTCTTGAGCATGAGACAAGAAGGTGCGCTTGTTGTGAAGTCTAACAATGGAATGGAAAACAAAGCGGACGTTGATGTAATGACAACGGAACTGAATCAGACAGAGGGGCAAGTTGTATTTAATGATTTATTTGAGCGTTTTCTTGATATTCAAGGGTTGGCAAACCGAGCAAGTATAAATTCTGGTGGAGATACCCAAGGCGCAGTCAATCTACGCAACGGACATTATGATGCCGGACTTCGGACAGCAATTAATGAGCCTATCTTGAAAAAGTCGGAGAATATGTCTATTAAGATTATCCTGAACCGACTGAGAATTTCAAAAGGTTTTACGCTTGTGCCGAGCGACGTAGAAATTCATATTAACCACAACAAGTTAGACAATATGATGGTAAAAGCGGAAGTTTTACAGATTTTGTTGAACTGCGGAATTCATTATAAACGTGCAATCAAGGTCATTGACATGTTTAGCGATCCAGAACAAGTTGCAATTGAAAGTAAAGATAGAATGGAAAGTCTTTACACAGATAAAGCAGAAAAACAGGAAGAACCAAAAATAGAAAAACCGGTCAACAAAGAAGTAGTCGAACAGTAATCGGCTGCTTTTTTATTTTATAAATTTGCAGTTATGCGTCAAATAGCAAAAGTAAATATCCAAGCTGATAGAACAGCGAAAACAAATGTAGATAACGGAGGTAATCAAAATGACAAGAGAAGAAGCAAGACAAAACTTAGTGGCTTTAGGGATTGAAGAGCCGAGTGATGCACAGGTAACAAATTATCTGAATCAGTTTCACAGCAATCGACCGAATCCACAACCACAGCCGTCACCACAGCCAACGCCTACACCGCAACCACAGCCAACGCCTACACCGCAACCACAGCCAACGCCTACACCGCAACCACAGCCAACGCCTACACCGCAACCACAGCCAACTCCGACACTGGAGACAACACCATCTCATGATGATGGCGGAGAATTGGAAACATTGAGAAATCAGATTGCACAGCTTCAGAAAGAAAATGTGCAGAAAGATATTCGTGCGTATGCAGCTGAAAAAGGATTAACAGGAGAACAGGCAGAAAGCGTGCTCGCAGGATTTCAGACAGATTTAGAAGCTGCTAAGAAAGCGATTGACTCTATCGCACAGATTATTTCCGATAAAGAAACCGCAGCAGCCACAGCGAAAGAACAAGAGCTATTAAAAGGTACTCCGAATCCAGGTGGTGGAACTGGCGGTAATCCAGGCGATGATAAGCCGGAAGATGTGAAGAATGCGGAAAGCATCTCTTTTGGAAACAAAGCGGACGAACAGTCCATGAAAGATTATTACGTTTTGAAATAGGAGGTTAAAAGACTATGGGAAAGCCTATCGTACATGAGTATGGACAAAGTAAAGGTATTTTGAAGTTTTTCCCTTATGAGGGCGCAGCGTGTGTTGTTCCTCAGACAATGAAATCTTCACCGGATGAAAACGGTTTGAAAATTGTTCCGGCTGGAACGCCATTTCCGGCAAATGATAACAGTTGCCTTGGCTATCTTCTGCATGATGTTGACGTAACACAGGGAGATGCACCCGGAACATATGTTTATCAAGGAACAATCGACTGGAAAAAAGTAGAATCACTATCAATCGCAGATGCAGCTAGAAAAGTAACACCGAGAGTTACATTTTACGGCGCACCGGCGATCTCGGAGTAAAAGGAGGAATAAAAAATGGCATTACCATTGAGAGAAGCGTTTACCGCTAGAGCTTTAGGAGTCCTGTGGAATGATTATAAGGCAAAGCTCGGTACGGGACCGTATAGTGGAAGAATGAAGTTTGGAACGGTGAAACAGGACAGCCTTGATTTGAAGTTTATTAAAGGAAAGAACGGTCTCCCGGTATCTTTGAAAGCATCAAATTTTGACGCGCAAGCACCATTAAGGGATGTTGGTGGATTTTCCGATATTCAGAATGAAATGCCTTTTTACCGTGAAAGTTACATGGTAACAGAGAAAGAAGAACAGGAATATGCAAATTATCAGTCTGCGGAAAATTCCAACATGGCAAATCAGGTTTTACAAGAAATTGCTAAAAAGCCTTTTTCTCTGATTCAAGGCGCTTTGGTTGTACCAGAACGTCAGATTTGGGAACTTTTGGCACCGGAAGATGGTGTTCCGAAAGTAACCGTAAATATCGAAGGAAAGAAATATGTTGTTGAATATACAACAGATAGTGGAGCGGCGCATAAGAAAGATCACTTTGTTGAGATTTCCGGCGATGAAGATAAGTGGAATGCTTCGGCAACTGCAACGCCACTTGACGATTTGATTCAAGCAAGACGTGATTTTGCGAAGAAAACCGGATACTCTTTGACAAGATTTTCCATGAATACAGAGACATTTGAAATGATTCTGAAAGCAGAAGATACAAAGAAGCAGGTACTTGGAATCACTGCATACAATGGCGGTATCAGAGTGAGACAGGCTGATGTACTTTCTTACTTAAGAGAGTACGGAATTGAGATCGAAGTATACGACAAAGTATACATTGATGAAGAAGGAAATACAAAGTATTTCATTCCAACAAACATTGTTTCTGCTCAATCTGCCGGAGTATATCTTGGTGATTATACATTTGGTAGAACACCGGAAGAGAGAAGTGGAAGTTTGACAGATGGAAATCTTTCTCTCGTAGAAACAGGTATTTCAGTATATTCATATACCACAAATCATCCAATTAACACACATTGTGTAGTTTCCATGATTGGACTTCCTACTTTTGAGGGTATGGACAGCGTTGTTGTTATGAAGGTTGCGTAAGGAGTGGTTACATGATTGCTACACACAATATCAAGATAGGTGGACGTTGGTATAAAGCCGGGGAAGAAATCAATTCCTCGGCTGATTTTATGAATACGCCAGAGATTCCAGAATATGGAGAGAAGAAGTTTACTAAAACAGAGATTTATCAAATGCCCGTAAAAGAACTTCGGGAGCTTGCTACCGAGTATGGGATTGACGGTGCAGAGTATTTGAACGGTTCGGATATTAAGAAACTTCTTATTGATAAGTTAGGACTGTAGGTGAAAAAATATGGCGTACTCAAGATTAGAACAACTTAAAATTCGGTTGAGACAATCTGATGTTTCATGCGAGCAAGAAGATAAGTTCTTAGAACAGCTTCTTTATCAATCAGAACAAGATGTGCGTCTTTACCGAAATTATCCAGACAATTACACAGAGGAGATGATTGAAAAGGATATGAAGAAATTCGACAGTATCATCATAGACTTGGCTTTGTATGATTACAACCAAGAGGGAGGAGAATTTCAGATTTCCTCTTCTGAAAACGGAACTTCAAGGAGTTGGATTGACCGGGATAAAATTCTCGGAAAAGTTACTCCTTTTGTGAACGTGTTATAGAAAGGGTACGGTGATCCAATCATCTCCCGGCTACTGGGTTAAGTGGCAGACGATTGTGCGTACCATAGCGGTGAGTTTACTGTGATGGTGCAGGGATATGGCACTTGGCGGTGGTGGGCGGCTATATAAAAATTCCCGAAAGGAGAAAGAAGAAATGGAATATTTTTTAAATTCCTTCGGTGATATAACAATCGGAAATGTGGCTATTTTGCTGTGCGCAGTAATTTTTCTTTTTGGATGCTATAAGAAAGTGGAAAAATATTTTTCTGAAAAG